CCGATGCCGAATGCCAAGCATTAACCACTTTATAACCTACCGACTATGGCACACTTTGATTATTACCTAACGGCAGACACCAAAGACGCAATCCTTGATGACCTACGGGCGCAAGGTTTCCAGTGGTACGACACCGACGATATGGGCAGTCCTACGGGTACACGCGATCCAAAGCGTATGGAGATCGTAAGCGTCCGTGGCGTTGGTTCTTGTATCTACTTGGAACACTTGATCGAAACGCCTGCGGTGATAGATCCGGATACGGGAGAGGTTATAACTCCTGCGGTATTCGATACGTTGTTTCACGCTAACGCTCGTATGCGCTCAGAGACGGACTTCGCTACGGCTATGGATCCGATACCGGCTTCGCCTCAGAATATGTGGTTATAGATGGGCTACACTCCTCAGACAGTATATCCGGCTATCGGCTACGCGAGCGTTCAATGCAAGAGCGCCTATCGGGCTATCTTTCAGCTACCGATTACGGACGATACGGATGCCGGCAACGTAGCGGATGACTTTACGAACGTTGTATTAGAGATCAGTACGGGAGCGCAGAATACTACGCCTATCGTATCGGTAGATAGCTGGACGAACAACGGCTATATCAACTGGGGCAGCAAGACGCACGGGAGCGGAGTAGACTACGCAGCTATTCACTTGCACGGATCTCACTTTGATATAGATATACCGGCTGCTTCGATGAACATCGAGCCTCGTACCTATACGTTTACCGTTCTAGGCAAGCAGAACCTCACGGCAGACTATTACCAAATTATCTCGGGAAGCATAGACGTATTGCCGTAATGGCGAACGTAGAGATCAGAGCGCAGGGCTACCAGCGGATCTTCTGCGATCCGCAGCTACCGGTATGCGTTGTCTTCGGAGCTAAGGGAAGCGGTAAGACATTCACGGGCGCTCTATGGGCGCTTTTTCAGTTTAGGGAGCAGGGCAAGGGATTGATTATCCTTAATACGCTCGCGCAGGCTAGGGATATTTTCCGGCAGAACGTAGAGCCGCTCTTAAAGCAGCTCGGCTGGGCGTATAGCTTCAACGAGTCAAGGATGGAGCTCGATTGTATGGGCAGTATCGTTCACTTCCGATCGGCAGAGCGGGACGTTATCAAGCGTATCGAGTCTATCGAGTACGATTGGGGCTGGGCAGATGAGCTATCGTACTTCGATCCGGAGGCGGTTAGAGTATTCGCTTCTCGTATCCGTAAGGGCAAGGCTCATATCCGGATTACGTCGATGCCGGATGAACCGGATCACTTTTGCTATCGCTTTACGGAGCGGCTTGTAGCGGATCGGGGAGGCAGGCTATTCGAGGTATCCTTGCGGGATAATCCGGACGCAGAGTTTAGAGAGCGCTACGAGGCTATGCTTCGGGCTACGTATCAAGGAGACCAGCTCGCTCGCTATCTCGAAGGGCGCAGAGTAAGTCTTGCAGGGCAGGGCTTGTTTAACGTCTTGCCTTCGCATAGAGGAGACTATCCGCTCGATGCGAAGAGCGATCTCCTGCTGAGCTGGGACTTCAACGTGGAATACTGCGCCGTATCCGGATGGCAGCAGGCGGGCATAACCAGCGAGGGCTATCCGGTAATCGCTTGCGTGAAAGGATGGCAGCTCAAAGAGGCTACCGTCTTTCAGAGCGCAGCCAAGCTGGCGCAGGAGCTATCGCATATGGGCGGGATCATTACGCTGCACGGAGATGCCTCCGGACAAGCGCGGACGGCTACGGCTACGGAGTCAATGTGGGCAGGCGTAAAGCGGATCTTCTTAGATGCCTTCGGAGATCGGCTGCGCTACAAGGTGCCGTCGCATAACCCGAGCGTAAAGGATACGATTCAATGCGTAAACTGGGCGCTAGGATCGGGAGCGCTAGTTTTCGATAGCAACCAAGCGGGAACCGTATATTCGAGTCTATTAAGCGCTAAGGCAGACAAGTACGGTGAGCTAGACAAGTCGCAGGATATGAAACCTAACGCTACTAGATCGCACGATGCGGATACGGCTCGCTACGCTGCTTGGCATTATCACGAGCGTAACTATCCAGCGCGTAAAACCTTCTTTATTGTATGACGCTTTCGGAACGTATCGGCAGTTTATTCGGGCGCAAGGCGGCTATGCCTTCTCGCCTATACGAGGCGATGGTATGGGGCTCCGGCTGGGAGGGCTACTCACGTTGGGATAAGCAGCGGCTGATCGAGCAGGCGTACGAGCGGAATCCGGCGTTCTATGCAGCTACAAACCTTATAGCGCAGACGGTAGCAAGCCTACCGATATACGTAGAGGCTCGCAGCTCGGTATCGGGCAAGGTGCAGAGCCAAGATCACCCGATGCTATCGCTAATGGAGCGAGACAGCACGAGGGCAGAGCTTATCCAGCGCACGGTACTCTATTACCTCGTAACGGGAGAGGCGTACTTGCAGATCATTAAGCAGCACGACGGACATCGTCCGCTCGGGCTTGTCGTTGTACCTAGCCAGCATATAAACCCGATCTATGGAGACTATAAAGCACCGATACAAGGTTACCGGTACCGAGAGTACGGAGACGTATCCTTTTCGAACGACGAGATTATCTACTTCTACCAACCGGATCTACGACAGTATTGGCACGGCTTATCCGCAGGAGTACCGCTGGGCGAAACGATCGACCTCAACAACGCAGGCATTACGTGGAACAAGAACATCGCGGTAGCCGGTGGGATGCCTCCGGTGATAGCGAAGGCGCAGGGCATTACAAAAGAAGAGGCTAACCAGCTACGAGATAGCTGGGAGAATCAGAGTGGAGCTAACCGCTCGCACCGGCTTAAAATTATCTCGGAGAATCTTACGTTAGAGAAGCTCAACGATAAGCCGCACGATAGCGAGTGGAGCCAAGCGCTGCTTCAAACGATGCGGATGATCTTTATGAGCCTCGGCGTTTCGAGCGAGCTAATGAACGATGCCGGTAACAAGACGTACTCTAATTATCAAGAGGCTCGCAAGGCGCTCTATATGGAAGCGTGTATACCGCTTGCACGTAAATTGTACGGCACGATAACTCGATCACTTCAACCCTTCTATAACGATAATCCGAAGATATGCCTCGACGTTGATGCGATCGAAGCAATACAAGAGGATAGAGGGCTCGCTATCCAGCGCTTGCAAGCAGCCGTTACCGCTGGGCTTATAACGCCTAACGAGGCTCGGCAGGAGCTAGGATACGCTACTCTCGATGATCCGGCAGCGGATAGCTTGCAGTTAAAACCATAAACGAATATGCCTTACCGTATAGCAAACGAAGAATGCCAGCAGGCTAACGGCTCTACCGGCTCCGCTATGATTTACAAGATCGAAGAGGATGGATCAGAGACTCCGGTCGCTTGTCACGTAGACGAGGAGTCGGCTGCGGTTGCAATCCGCATAATGGAAGAAGCAGAGGGAGAGACCAGCGCTATGGATGAGATGGAAGAAGAGAAGGCGGTACACGATACCGAGGAGATGCAGAGCGATCCGGACTTAGAGGAGATGGCAGAGATGATCGAAGAAGAGGTAAAGCAGTTTGTAGAGGGAGACTTCGTTCATTGGGTAAGCGGTGAGGAGCAGGGCTTCGGAGCGGTAGAGCTTGCCGATGAGGGCAGCTATACGATCCGGATCTATGCGCAGGCTGGCGAGGAGTTTGAGCCTACCGATCAGCTCGTCGAGCTACCGATCGAGCAGGTACACGATGCGGCAGACTATATGGCTAAGCAGCTAGACGATGCGCTCGATATGCTCAAAGAAGAGGACGATCTCGAAGAGATGACTAGCGATGAGGAGACGGAGATGAAGCGCGAGAACAAGGCAATAGATCTAACGCCTACGAAGGGAATGGCTGCGGAGGCTGAGCAGGGCTTGCGATGGCGTGAGGAGTACGGGCGAGGCGGTACGGAGGTAGGCGTAGCTCGGGCGCGGGACATAAAGAACCGCAGGAACCTTAGCGTCGAGACGGTAGGCAGGATGAACTCCTACTTCGCTCGGCACGAGGTAGACTTGCAGGCAGAAGGCGCTAAGGTTGGAGACGATGGTTATCCGTCGGCTGGGCTTATCGCTTGGAAGCTATGGGGCGGAGATGCCGGCAAGCGCTGGGCTGAGCGCAAGATGGCAGAGATTGAGCGCGAGGAGGACAAGGGATACAAGGCTGCACCGGATGAGCTATCCGATGGAGACTTCGTTCGCTGGGAATCCGCAGGAGGCGAGGCGCAGGGCAAGATCACTCGTATCGTGCGAGATGGCGAGCTGGACGTACCGGATACGGACTTTACGATCAACGGTACAGAAGAAGATCCGGCAGCGCTTATCGACGTGTACGAGCGAGTAGAGGGAGGCTGGCGCTCTAACGGCGTTCAAGTCGGGCACCTCTTCTCAACGCTAGAACGTATTGAGGATCTACCGGAGGCAGAGATCAAGCGTCGCATTATGGCGAAGCTCCGGAAGATGGAGATGGAAGAGGAGAACAAGATCGGGCGTATCGAGGGCTACGCGAGTACCTACGGTAATACGGATCTAGGCGGAGACGTTGTAGAGAAGGGCGCATTCAAGCAGACGCTCAACCATAAGCAGGGAATCGTACCGCTGCTGCTCGATCACGGCTACACGAGTCGAGACGTAGCAGGCGTGGCGATGCTAGAAGATGACGAGAAGGGCTTGTATATGAAGGCAGAGATGCCGCTCGACGTACCGGAGGTAGCAAGCGCTTATAACAAGATCAAGTTTATGCTAGATCGGGGAGCCAAGATGGGACTCTCGATCGGCTACGATACCGTAAAGGCTGAGCCGTCGGATGACGGAACGAGGAGGCTAAAAGAGGTAGCTCTGCACGAGGTATCTATTACGCCGTTCCCGATGAATACGGAGGCTCAGATTATGGGCGCAAAGGCTGCACGTAAGCAGTTAGAGCGCAAGCAACGACTATGGATGCAGCCTGCAAAGAAGGCGCAACCTAAACCAGCGCAAGCGGAGGCGGCACCAGCTACTCCGTCCGTGCAAGACGAGATATACTCACTTGCAGCGGAGATCCAAGCGCTTACAAACTCACTAACCAAGTAAAGCAATGGCAGACGCAAAAGTGATAGACAGCGTCCGCTCCGCAGTATCCGGATTGAAGCACGCTATCGACACCGGTAATAAGGAGATGGAGGCTAAGTGGCAGAAGCGCTTTGACGAGCTGGAATTCAAGTACCAGCGATCGCAAGCAGCCAAGCCAGCAGTAACGGGACGCACGGCAGAGTCGAAGGACTTTATCGACGCAGTAAAATTGTTCTCGAAGGGAGGACTCGCAGCCGTACAGAACAAGTATGGCGAGCGCAAGGTTACGCGCAACGTAGCTACGGAGCAGAAGAGCGATAACCTCGTCCGGTTTGACATTACGGGTGCAGGAGCGCTCTTAATGCCGGCTGAGATGAGCACCGACATTAACAAGCAGATCGTAGAGATCTCGCCAGTTATGCAGGTTGCTAAGGTTGTCGATACGGATGCTCCTAGCTTCAAGCAGGCGCAGCGTAATACCTCGCTATCCGCTTCGTGGCTAGCAGAGGATACGGCAGCTTCTAAAACCTCAGACGCTTACGGCTTCGTCGACATCGCCGTTCATATGCTCGCAGCTCGCGTGGCTTGGACGATCGAGCAGGAGGCAGACGCAGCGTACGATCTCGAAGCAGAGATCAATAACAGCGTACGTGAGCAGTTTGAAAAGAGCCTCGGTGCAGCCTTTATCTCCGGCAACGGAGTAGGCAAGCCGCAAGGTATGGTAGGCAACGTTACGAACTACGACTCTTCGGGCTTGTCGCTAACGACGGATATGCTTATCCGGACGCAGGCGCAGCTCAAAGACTTCTATCGTCGTAACGCTTCTTGGATGGCTAACCGTCTTACGTATGGCTACATCCGCTCGCTCGTGCTTAGCTCGACGAACGGTTTGGAGTATACGTGGGAGCCTAGCTTCCAAGCAGATCGTCCTAGCCGTCTTCTAGGCTCTCCGATTTATGAGGCTCCGGATCTTACGGGACTCGTATCGGGATCATTCACGAGCGGGCAGGTACCGATTCTGTATGGAGACTTTAACTACGGCTACACCGTGGTTCGCCATACGGACTTCTACGTGATCCGTGATATTTACACCGAAGGTTCTAGCTTCGTTACGAACCTCTACGCTATGACTCGCTATGGTGGCGCAGTCGTGCGAGATGAGGCTATCGTCGAGCTAGAAATGACTTCCTAACCGCTGAGGTAGACAGATGGCTAACTTTGACTTCGGACAAGTAACGGCGTTCTCGCTCGCTCTCAAACCGCAGCTCGTAACTACCACTAACGTCAACACGGCTGCTATTGATATGGCAGGCTTCGAGGGCGTTTCGATTGCTACGATCACGGGAGAGGGAACGATCAACGCTACGGTAAACGTGGCGCTCACGTTCTACGAAGGAGACGATGATACTCGTGCTAACGCTACGGCTCTTGCCAGCTCGCGAGTACTCTCGAATCCGGTAGTGAACTCAAACGCTACGGCATTCAAGGCAGTAGTAGCACCTACGAAGCGCTACTTATTCGCCGAGCTAGATCCAACCGCTTCGCATAGCTGCAACCTTGCGGTTGTCGCTACGAAGGGTTATCCTACGGAGGCTCCTACTACGTAAGAGCTAACGTAACCGCGCTACCCGATTAAGAGTCGGGACGGCAGGCTACTCGATAGGCTAGATTCGGGTAGCCTGCTGGGCGCAGGATAATTGCAGATAAGATGCAGAATATTTGCAGATAAAAGAGCGATGACAGTTACGTTCAGCAAGACAGTAGATCTGAGTCCGGACGGAGTAACGGTAAAGCGCTACGAGCAGGGATCAACCTACAAGGCAACCGGAACGCACGAGATACGGCAGTTTAAGCGAGCCGTAGAGAATGGCTATGCCGTTGCAGGTACTGAGCTACCTAAGACGAGCGCTAAGCGGGCTACGAAGGTTGCTAAACCGCAGGCTACGAAATGACGGTAAAGTTTCTACACTTTTGGTATTGGCAGAAGACCGATACGGAAGCGAGATCATACGAAGCAGGCAAGGAGTACACGGCAGGAGATGCCGATGAGGAGGCTTACTTCCAGCTAATGATCGACAAGCAGCAAGCGCAGCTAAAAGCGAGCGCTAAAACCTCAAACGTCTAAGAGATGGCAAGTATACCGCCTTACGGAGCAGCAGCCTTGCAGAGTAGGCAATGGCAGACGCTTACCGGCACGTGGACTCCGCAGACGTATCCGTCCCAAACGGATATATCGGTAGCTCCTGCGGACTGGGCGGTAACGCTTGCAGAGGCTAAGCAGTTTTTGAGGCTTAGCTCAGCGCACGACGATAACTACGTCGCTCTCCTCGTAGAAGGGATCTCAGAGCAGATCGAGCGCTATATCGGGATGGATACCTACATACGTACGAGGCGCAGCTACTGGGAGCGAGCAGGCTGGGACTTAGAGCTACCGTATGGACCGCACGGTACGGTAAGTAGCGTAGTATCAATCGACGAGGACGGTACGGAGACAACGCTTACCGTCAATAGCGACTATTACGTGCAGGGAATGACTACGAAGCGTATCCGGCTCTTATCCGGTATAGCCGGTGGCTCCTTTATCCGTGTAACCTACGAGAGCGGCTATGCAGCCAATGAGTGTCCGTACGCTATACGGGCTGCGATCTTGCAGGAGCTGAGCTTGCAGTACAAGAATCGGCAGGATAGCAATACTCCGTCTCGCGTAAGCGTTAACGGGCTATCGCTAGAAGCTCGGCACCTCTTACTACCGTATATGAGCTACTCCTTGTAATGAAGTCGCTAGGGGATCAATTCGCAGACATAATCAATGGCAAGACTCCTACCGTATTCGAGACGGTAGCGCTCTATGCTGCGGATGAGATCGCTGAGCGGATGAAGGACAACTCGGCTACCGGTAGAGGCTTCGGAGACGATGAGTACGATTCGGTTTATAGCGAGAAGTACGCAGAGTGGAGAGAGGAGCAGGGCTTGCAGACAAGAGTCGTAGAGCTGCGTGCGCACGAGCAGAGGATAGAGCGTACAAGGATAGAGTACACGGCAGGTAGCGGAGCGCAGATCAGCTTCCAAGAGGGAGGCAATATCTTCCGCTATCACCACGAGGGGATACAGTACAAGTCGGGTACAAAGATCCGCTCCGTGTTTCCTAAAACGGTAGGTAGCGTACCTCCGGATCTACGGGCTGAGATAGACCAGCGCGTGAGGGTAGGTTTAAGTGGCAGCTAGTCGCAAGATCATAGAAGCGCTCCTAGATGACCTAGCCGTAGCGGTAAACGATACTACGGTTATCTACGAGCGCTATCGGGTGAATCCGGTAGAGATGGAATCTCGAAACGATATACCGCGAGGCAGGATCGCTCTATATGAGCAGAGCGAACTCGTTACGACGAAGGTGGATGCAGAAAAGCCGAACTTGTCTCGGCAGAGATATGGGCTCGATATATCTATATTACGGGCGTACTTCTTAGATGATGCGAGTCAAGGCGAGCTACCGCTGGGAGATCTCAGAGATAGCGTAGTCGATTGGCTCAGAACCGTAAATGCGAGTGAGGTAACTACTCAGCGTATCTTTACGATCAGCTACGAAGGCGCGACGGGTATAACGCGCAATAAGCGTTACGTAACGATGACTCTTAACCTTAGCGCTTTGCGCGACCTATCGACAACACAAACCTAGAACTCAAATGGCTATTACAAAGACGCTCGTATTCGAGAAGTTTGGAACCAGCGCTTCCGGCTCGGCTTCGGGCTATACGAACTACGATATACACCTTACGGAGAGCGCAGAGGTAACGCTTACTCCGGTGATTGATACCGTAGACGATGGACAGTCGCTCGTATCGGCTTACGACGTAAACTTCTCCGTTACGGTATACAATACGGACGTGCTTACGGATGGTAACGTATACGCAGATGCGGCTACGACTCCTAGCAAGGGACGGATCTCTTTTTGGGGAACGACCGGTGCGGCTAACGTTATCGTAGACGCCGTGATTATCAACGCGAATCGTACGTTTGATGGAAACCGTACGGGCGTGCAGCTCACGGGAACAAAGCGCACGACGAACGTCGATCTCGCAGTAACGGTATCCTAAGGCTCGATCTATATCGAGATACGATATGCTACCTCTCCTCTCAAACGTCGCTATCCTCGACTACTCGAATACTACGCCTACGGTTATCTTTCTAGATAACATTATGGAGGGCGTAGATGGAGCTGCTGCGTTCGGGTTTACGCAGGAGCTTCGGAGTATCCAGCAGGATGATAACCAGCAGCGCGGTTATGCTACGGCGTACTCGCTCGATATACGGGTCGTAAAGGCAGACGATACTAACGTCGCTATCCTTAAAGACATCGTAGAGAGCCAGCGCAAAGTACAGATAGCGGGCTACTCTCCGGATGGCGTCTTAGCGTGGACGGAGCCTACGCAGCTCGTGTTCTCAGAGCAGATCGACGTCTTGCAGGTAAACCCGATCCAAGCAACGGTGCTGGCTCCGAGTGGATATAGCGGAGGGGATGACGAGGCTAGGGTTCCGGTATTCGCTGGCGAGAATCTCCTGCGGGTATACGACGTTTCTACCGGCAATGCTTCTAGCTTGCACGGATTCTACGAGACAGCAAGCATTACTACCTCGCAGGCAGGAGGATATATGAACGTCGTTACTGCTACCGGCGGCGTCGCAGTACGTTGCGTATCTAGACCGATACCGTTCCCGTGGAGAAACAAGACAATTACGGTAAGCGCCTTAATCGCTAACTATTTCAACGATCAAACGGACGTAGCACGGATGATAGTATCGTGGAGAGGATCGGGCGCGTACGATGGCACCATAGCTACCGACGTTGTAGCTACGAATAGCTCTAACATAGACGATCTTGTTACAAGTGCTCCGGAGCGCGTTAGCGCTCAGTTTACCTCGCCAAATAATACCGCGCTATACTATGCAAGCTTCGGTTTTGTGTTTATCTCTTCTCAGCTTGCAGGCGATCACGTTAATTTTGCAGAGCCAGCCCTAACCGTAGGAGGGCAGACCGGATATAGTATCTAGTCCTACGACAGACCGAACAAAGTATGTTTGAGAAAACCTTAATCGTCAATAGTCGGGCGTTTAAGCTCAACCCGTATAGCGAAAAGCGACTCGCTGCGCTAGAAGAGGTTAACGCAGAGATCCGTAAATGGGCGGCAGATAATCCGGAGCAGCGCTTCTCGGAGATACCGGTAGATAAGAAGGCGGATTGGTGGTATCGCAAGGCGCAGGTACTATGGAGCGCAGAATCGTTTCCCGATAAGAAGTTCTTCGCCGATCCGGACTTTGAGTCGGGGCTATTGCAGGACTCGGAAAATTTTTTCGTGAGTCAGCGGCTATATCTCTAAATCGCGCGTCGCTGGCTTGGAAGAGGAGCGCTGCGTTTATGAGCGCAGGCTCGCAAGGCGATCCAAATAGGCAGGCTTGGATAGAGCAGGTAGGCACGTACTACTATTATGCGCTTATACTCGGTGAATTCGATCCGATACGAGCGGATCGTATCTTTGACCAGCCAGCACACGTTATCGCAGAGGCTTACGTGTCGAAGATGGCGTATCAATACGTAAAACCGAAACCGCGCGATGGCAGGACAAGATGAACTCACCTATAAGGTTCGCTTCGTCGTAGACGAGGGCAGCTTCTCTTCGATACAAGAGGCGCTCAACCAGTTAGAGAACCTCGGTAAGACATCGTTCGCAGGCGGTACGGTACAGTCTTCTAAGGATCTAGCGGAGGCGCTCGATAACGTAGCTACGGCAGCGGATAACGTTAAAGACGTTATGACTACCGCCGAGCAGAGCCAGCGTGTTTTCGATAAAGCAGCAGTAGGTAGCACGACTTCGCTTGCAGAGCTTAACGCTCAGATAGAGCAGAACAAGCAGACGATCAGAGAGCTAACTGCGATTGATCGGGAAGCGGGGCAGGTAATAGGCGCTAACGCTACGGAGATCGAGGCGTTAAAGGTTGCTAATAAGGAGCTGCAAAGTGAGTATCGGAGACAACAGAAAGAGGTAGGCATACTTAATTCGGATCTCTTTGCGACGGCTCATACGTATCGCGAGTTAGAGGATCAGAACAAGGCGCTCGCGCTTGCGATGAAGCAGGTTCCGCTTAATGATACCAGCGGGCAGCTGCAAGCGTTGCAGGCGCAGTACAACGCCAATAACGATGCGCTAAAAGACTTTGACGAGAAGCTCGGGAATCACCAGCGCAACGTAGGTAATTACGGCAGCATATGGGAGGACGTAGGCGGAACGTTTAAGGAGCAGGTAGGCGCAATGAATCCGCTACTCGGAACGCTTACGAGCGGGCTGGGGATGAGCACGGCAGGCGTACAAGCCTTGAAGACGGCGCTCATAACGAGCGGTATCGGGGCAATCGTTGTAGGACTCGGTACGGCATTCGCTACGCTTAGCTCGGCGATGCGGGAGTTTCAGCCGGTAATAGATGGCATTAACCGAGTAACGTCTCAGCTATCGGCAGGCTTCGGTAGCCTTGCGCATAATGCAGCGGTGTTCTTCGGTATTATCGACGAGGAGTACGTCAAGATCGGAGAGAACATTAAAGCAGCCGGAGAGCTGTCGGATGCGCAGGCAGCGTTAGAGGTAAGAGAGGTAGCGCTAATCAGAACAAGAGCTGAGCTGCGTAAGGAGTCGGCAGAGGCTAGGCTGGAAGCGCAGGACGCAGAGAAGAGCGTAGAGGAGCGACAGCAGGCGTTAGAGCGAGCTATACGGGCAGAAGAGCAGCTCGGAGCAGCGCAAGAAGCGGTAGCAGAGGAGCGATTGAGGATAGCAAAAGAAGAGGCAGGACTAACTCATTCTAACACAGAGGCTACACGGATAGAGGCAGAGGCGTACGCTAACCTTATGCGGGTGCAAGAGGAGACGGCAAGCCGACAGCGAGAGCTACTCGGTATGCGCAAGACGCTAGCGGATCAAGCGGCTAAGCAGGTAGCAGACTTCGACGTAGAGCTACAAGCAATATTAGAGGCTAACCTCGTTACGCAGAGCGAGCAGTACGTAAGCCAGCTCAACGAGCAGGGAGCCTTTATGCTTGCGGCAGCGGAGCAGCT